GTGACTTCATGTTAAAGAGATAATGACCGTACTGAGAAGAAGTCCAACGAGCAACAATATCGTCACCGAATACAACGTATTCTGACCCGGGGATACGATTTTCAGCCGCGAATGCATGGAGTATGCATAAGATGATGAAAGAAAGTCGTAAACCCATCTGGGTACCGCGTGACTGTGCAATTCTGTACTTCATTCTATAACTATCTTTAACCTTATATATTTCCATTCTGGAAATCACGTACCTGACATTTTTCTGATCCAATCGGTATAGTCTGTCAGTAGTTGCACGTGTGCCGTATTCATCACCCTGATAGATCAGCCGGCCAGCATCCCGAGGATACTGGCAGATCAAATCAGAGCTTTCGATGAATTTAATATCTTTCTCAGGGCAATATTTAGTTATTCTTCCATTAAACTCAAACAACAGAGGTTCATCAAATTCAAGCCATCTCGATCGACCAGAGGGGTCAATCGACGAAAAGGCTAAATCCCTTTCTTCCGGTGAAAATTTGAACATGTTGCATAGAGTTTCTATAACAATTTTAGCAGCATATAGGTCGATATGGTCAGTTGCCTCTGAACAATCAGACTCTCTAAAAAGTTTCGTATGTGTCCAAGGCACAACATCCGAAACCTTATACGGAGAATCAGCATCGGCAACGCGTAAGCGTCTGACAATTTCTTCCTTTCCAATATGCTTTGTTAATCGGTTCGAAGAGTGTAATCGAAAGCCTTCACCAATTCCAGGTATTCCTTTTAAAAAGGTAGTTAGAACATTATTAACCCTGGACAGACCACATGACGGAGCCGCATGGGTCTTAGTAAGGATGCGTTCCTTACCTCCTCGCTCAAGAATAGACTGAACTTTCAAGGCAAAAGTTCTCTTGGCAGGATCGACAAGATCAATACTGACTGCTGTATCCCAATCTTTCTGGGTAACAACCTCAGAAACTAGGGTAACCGGTTTTTTAACAAACAATCCGGGACTTGACCTTAACAATCCCCGAAGGACAGATTGTTTAGGAAACCCAGATGGCAAAACCGGACGAACCGGTGGTCTAATAATAACCACGTCGTCGCCTAAGTCAGCCAATGCTTCAGCAATGGGATCTTTAACGATAATTGATTCGGCTTCTAACTGTCGCTGCTTGACAATA